TTCGAAATTGTTATTGGTTCAAGCGGTGAACCTCATGCTATCTGCGACAAGGATGAAACATCCATGACAATTATTAGATGTGAGCCGGATGATAATAATAATATTACCTGGGAATACGGAGAGGCAATATTTGAATCAACAATTAATTTAAACCAGGGGGAAGAATGAAAATTGTTATTAATGAAATTGTAAGAACTGAATATGAATTACCCGATTCATATTTTGATTATTGGAATTACTCAATTGACAATTTATCTGATTGGGAAATTGCTGATATTTTTTTTAAACATGGTAAAAAGATTTGGACCGCATCAAAATATAATAATGAAAATACTTTTACCTGGATAGACAAGGGGGAAGCATGAGCGTATTAATAACAGATATAAAAAATTGTGATGAATGTAATTGTGAAAATAATGAGTTGTATTTAACCAAATACGGAGAAATACTTTGCGCTGATTGTGAAGCAGATTTTATTGTTAAGGAGAACGAAGAATGACTCAGCATAAAGAAATGATAGACGAGGCCAGGCGATTGCTCAGAACGGAACGGGAGAACACTCCAAGCATGACGCACGATTTCTCGGACCCGGAGGAATCCTGGTTATTAACGCACCCGTGCGGAAAGGTAATTAAAACTTTCAAGGATAAACGCAAGAAAGATATCGTTATCCAGGAATCATTCAATGATTGAGATACTCGGCTACATCTTCGGTATTGGTTTTCTGATATGGCTAACCGCAGTTATCATTCTTTATGCGGTACTCAAGCATTACGAAGACAGATAATCAATACCCGGGGCGAATGTTTGGGGTTTTTCTCCAATCCCCTTGTACGCATCTCGCCCCACCTTTAATATTTAACCATGCAACGCACGAACGATAAATTCCCACGCACGAACGAAGATCCCCACCACCCCGTCTGCACGAACGGATATGACGAATACCCGATCGATCCGGCCATCCTACAACAGGCCGAGAACTATACTTTCAGCGATCCCCTTGCTCAGACAATTCTTCGATCATTACGACACCCAGGCCCACGAGCAACAAATGTTTCCGGACGCCCGGTTTCGCTTGTTTAACGATCCTACGCTCACCCTCGACCGCAATCCATAAGATACCCGCATCCACCAACTCATCCACGCAACGCCCGACTGTACGTCTATTCAAACCGGTCATCTTGCCATAATAAACATAGGCATCATGCGAACTGAACGTATCGATCCTATGCCTTTCGCAGATCGCCCATAAAACGAGCTTGGTTGCCGGACGCAGGGATGTATCTCCCGCACGGGAACGAAACCACTTCCACACGCACGCTTTCAGTTTCGAATAACTCTTATACTTACTCAGCACGGACGCACGCACGCATCCGGATTCACTCTCTTTCTGCGGTATGGAATTTTCGATCCACCAGAACTGATCGTTCATTCATACACTCGCTGAAATGAGGAAACCCCCAAAGGGGTTTTCTCTATTTGTTTTGTTTGGGATATATGGTACATCTAGTACCTATGAAGGGTACTACTAGTGCCATAGTATGGTACTACTAGTGCCATTAAATGAGAAGATTGTGCAACCAGGCATGGAGAAATTGCCCCTCTTAGGGGGGTAGATCCGGGGCAATTCTCATCATTAATTAAGGAGAGTAGAATCCCGATTGCACAATCAAAGTTTAACATTATTACTTGTGATTCCCGAAGGCTAATTGATGAATAATATTCTCAATCGATTTAAGGTTCCGCTTATCTTCCATCGTTGGCTTGGCCTTGTTGATGATTGGTTTACCATGTTCTGCCAAGGCGTTGATGATTAGCTGTACTTCTTTATCACTTGCTTGAATTTTTACTAGCATTTTTGTTTTCCTTTTTCTTTTTCTTATTAAATATTCGATCCCAGTTATCTCGATACTCTTGCGAGTAAGTTCCAGGACGAGGCTTATCTCCCTTACCCGCCATGACTTAAACCCTGGTTATCATCTTTGGGTGGATAGGCATTTGCCACAGCTCCACATTCTTTACATTCAAAAGTAATCTTGATATTAAAACAGTCGTTGTAATAACTGATATCTGTTTCTTTCACTACTTTCATGTTGGCATTACAATTAAAACATTTCATTTTTCTCTTGATCCCCCTGGTAATTGTTCTACATCAAACCAACCGCATGGGTAATTAATCATTATCTTTTCTCCCGGTTATTATTTCAAAATGATTGATGGTGTTATCCTCAATCGCCTGTTTAAACTTTTCCTTTAACTCATCCTGGTTAAGATCTATGGCACCATCCATGTAAATGACTGCCTTGACTGTATCCTGGTTAATTTTGCTCATTTCTTAAAAAACCGAGGCTCTGAGAGGCCCGTGGTGAGCTTTTCTTTACCTGGTCCATGGTTTACCCTTAACGAAGTTATCACGTTTCCGGGCATTTTTAATTCTTTACTCATACTAAAAATCAAAGTTAATGTTTTGTTTTTCATAGACTTCCAAGACCGCCTCACGCCTAATCAATGTCATAGCATTGGTATCCATCTCGCTAGAGTTAGCTTTGACCACCTGGAAATTAACAACCCTGGTTCTATCAAACTCTAATCCCTCATCCGCACAAATATTTTCCGCAGTCTTTTCATCTGCCAAAGAAATTGTGGCGGCCATCCTCATACCATCCACGATAGCCGCGGATCCCCTTATCGAGGACCTGCTATCCCAACTTGATTCTTGGGCCTGGAGTCCGGCTTTACTCATATGATGAATAGATAAAACGGAACACTCAAACTTTGATGCAATGGAAGAACAGAACTGACAATACAATTGAGCCGCTTCCTGGCTTGTTGTGATGGGTGCTGCAACAAAAGATTGTATTGGATCTATGACCACCAAAGATAAATCTGGAATTGTTGAGATCTCATTGATTAACTCATGGGCCTCGGGTGTTAGATCTAATCCCCTGGCATCATCTTTTAATAATATTAATGGTTTGGGTGCATCCGGAACTGTATAGGCAAAAACGTCATACTCCGCATCAAATCTTTTATCGCCTTTATCTAACGCTTTGGTCCGTCTAAAGACTTCGCTTCTATCATCCTCGGCCATCAGCATGAGGACATTACCAGCATTTTTAATTGGTTTATTTAACCAGGTGCCTTGCCCTTGTGATACTTTGATTGCAAGATCCAGGGCCAACATACTTTTACCAACACCACCGACTGCCGCCAACAAACCAGGTTTAGATTTTTCTAACAATCCTTCAACCAACCAGGAACGAGGCGGTGGATCACCTTTTAATTGTTTAATAGAGAAACTTCTTATTCCTAGACCTTGATCGCTTATCTCTAACTTGACTGCATCCAGGCCCTGCTTGATAGCCAAGTCATTAAAATCACCCTCAATGGATGGGATTCTAACCAAACAATTATAATATCTGGTGGCTATCTCTTCCGCTTTCTTGCGTCCGATATCAGTTTTATCGTTATCAAAGGCTAAATAGATCCTGGCGTCCGTCTTTTTTCTTATGTTTTCTACCGCATCATTACCAAAGTTAGCAGAAAAAACACAAGCCACGGGTATTTGTGTTGCATCCCATACGCTTACACCCGTAGCCATACCCTCAACCACGACCAAGGATTCAACTTTATTTAAAGAATTAAAATCTGTACCAATCAAAAAAATGTTTCCCTTTACTTGGCCGGCAGATACAAACCTTTTGGATCCATCTTCCTGGATAAATTGTAAAGATCTAATCTCACCATCTACATTGTAGATAGGCACGACCAAAGATTTATTGTGTAGTTTTAAAGAATAACTTTTGATTTGTTTAGCTTCCAGGTAAGGATGCTTAATAACTTCTGAGTAAGTTTGAAAACGATTCTGACAATCTTTTGCGACTTCCTCATACCTTTGTAGCTTTTGTTTCTTGGCCTCTTCCTGGGCCTGTTGCATCTTTAACTGTAGATCTTGTCTTTCATTTGGAGTAAGTGAATTGATCTGGACAGAACTCCATTTGTATTCCGACCCCGTTCTCCAATTTCCGTAAGTTGCGAATATGTGATTATGAACAACATTAATAACATACCAACCTGATTTCTCATTACCTTTATCCGGCCTCACTCCCGGAGTTGCTTGTACTGGGATCCTTACCAGATCCCCGCTTGTGTTTAGGAAGCCGACATTTAATCCTATTGTCTGCATTTCTGCAATAAGATCAGCTTCATTGCCTCTGTTTTTTTCTAAATAACTCTTATCTTTATTCAGTCCGTGTCTTATCTTGTATTTTGTAAGATCCATCTACCCCGTTCCTTGCCCTTTCGTTGGCGTGTTTTAAATATTCCCTGATATAACTCTCAAAAAAACTAACCCTATCGTCCTCACTCCAATCACGAAACGCCCAGCTTTTATTTTTAACAGAAAATTCCTTATATCTTTCTTTCAGTTTAGATTTAGCATGAAGAACACCGGCTCTAGATACTTGTGCCACCTTGGGCGATCTATTACCTTTCTTAATTTCTTCTTGATGTTCCATGCTACAGGCTCCAAACCATTTACCATCAACCTCGACCAGAAGAGGCCCTACCGGATCGCCACAGCAACCGCATAGTGAGGGCCTATCTGATTTTAAAAAGTTAAAATGGGATGTTTTCTTCCGCTTCGCTGTTGGAAACAGGCTCATCCGCTTTCACTTCTTTTGTTAACTTGGGTGCTGACCACCCTTTACCTTTCATATCATCAATAGCAATGTAGCCTTTTGCATCTTTGATTGCGTGTGCTCTTACTCTTGAACCAACAAGTGCAGAACTATCATCCGGAAAACCATCCGGAAATCCACAGGCTAGTGCCAATCCATGCAATGATGATAGACCAAGGTTAATCGCACCTTCACTTGTATCATGGTCTACTGTAAAAGCATGACCAATCATAAAGTTAGGTTTATCAACGACTCTAAAGAGAACCTTTAAAGCCACCCATCCATTCTTACCCTGGATTTCCTCATCAGAAACATATTCAAAATCATATGTTCCTGGTTCGAGTTCTTCCAAAATACTACTTTCGGCCTGAGCCTTATACTTACTTAAATCCATATTTACTCCTTATCCTGGATCGTAGCTGTGATAGTCCGAGATATATTCCACAAACTCTTCACAGTCTTGGTTAATACAAATAAGTTGATGTAAGCCATCGAGAGGCAAATCGTTGTTATCTGGATCCATGCTATCAATCAAAGGATTTAATAACTTTTGGATCTTAGTCATAACACGTTTTGTTCTTTCGACTTCCCCCAACTTACTCACCTTTATCTTCCCCTAACATAGCCTTTCTAATTTCCGGCCATGAGAATGGAAGAACGTCCGGTAATGCGTACCTATTTTTTGCAAGATAGGCAGGTTTCTCACGACAGTAAGCAACCACATCTCCGGCCACCGCTTTTGTTGTCATTGTTCCACCTTTCCCCTGGACCTTAACAGTACCAAGTTTATAGTTTGCAAAGAAACAACAATCGCTGTGTTCTAAAATTAAATCTGCGGCCTTGCGGTGCAGTTTTAACTCATGTCTATCAAAAGCCTCTATCTCTGGAGACTCAAATCTTTTAATCTGATTATGTGCAATCTGCAAAATAATCATACCTTTATCTTCACGCAAGACATTTAACAGATCTATGTATTGACGCCAATATCTCAACACCTCTACATAACCTTTACCATATCCAGGTTGCTCAATAGATTTCCAACCATTATCTTGACAGGCTTTATCCCAAATCAATGGTTCTAACCAGTCTAATGAATCAATAACCACAGTTTTAAATTCGTGGTCTTCATCAATTAGATCTTGTAGATAACCCATGACTTGCTCAAAAGATTTACACAACGGAAATTGTTGTGCATCAATTGTACCCATACCATCTTCTGTTAATACAAAAATTGGATTTGGCATCTGCGAACCAAAGTAAGTTTTACCTACTCCGGCCCCACCATAGGCAACAATCCTAGGTGCTTTCTTTTTAGATTTAGTTCTTATATCAGCTAGACTCATTCAACCACCTCAACTTTATTATCATCACCCTCAACCGCTTCTTTTAAAGCATTGCTGTAGTGCCTTCCAAGTATTTCTAACTTCTCTACTTCAAAGTTAGCATTAGCAATGACCTCTTGCCTTTGTTGGTTCACAAGGGTCACTTTGTTATATAGAATCTTGTTCTCTTCAGACAAGTCTTCTACCTTGTATTCTTTACCATCTTCATCAAAGGTAAAGGTTAGTTCTTTTTCTTCAGACATTATTTTTCTCCCGTGTTAAGTTTAAAAGTTTCACAAAGACTGCGTCCGTTACAGAATTTGCAATGATCCCCAAATACATATTTAGGGTTTTCATCCATACAAGCATCCGCCCGTGGTTTCAGAAAATCGAATCCCCAGTTAGCAAGATTTTCTCCGGTGGTTTCCCATGTCTTAACCGCCCGTTCTTTCTTTACTCCTCTAGGTTGAACTATCGTTAGTTCCATAATTGTTTCAGCATTGCCATACCTGGTTAATGCACCCAGGCCATAGATCATTAGCTGTTTGTTATATTCCGGTGAGACTTGCCATCTACCAGACTTTAAATCTATTACACATATGCGACCTTCTGAGAGTATGATTGCATCAGCAGTACCCCATATGTTTTCGCTTATCTCTTCCATTGATACTTGCTCTTCAATGAGCAACTTACCATTAAGTTCTTTTGTTCTTGCCTCTACATAGTCTGTATAGATCTTTGCACAATCAATCATCTCTTGATCTATCTCTATCTCAAAATCTTCAACCATCTCAACCTTGCCAAGCCAATAATCCTCTAAAGATATATCACCATCCAAGTGTCCTTTCATTAAGATCTCAGACATTTGGTGTACCAAGGTACCAGTTACAGCAGGGATGCTTGTGGTGTAGGGAACTTGTGATGCAAGTTTAGGCATACCAGGGCAGACAGTCCATTTGTCTGAAGCCGAGGGAGACAGTAGTGCGTGTTTACTAGGCATTGTTGGAAATGTAAGATTCCTTTTCTATTCTTTTTACATCATCAAGATCATACAAAATAGTTCCTGTTATCTTCCAATAACCAGGCCCCATTCCTTTTGATCTTTTATTATCTATTGTTTTTTTGCTAACGCCCCATCGTCTGGATAGTTCGTCAGCGTCTATAGTGTTGGTGATGTCAAATTCTTTTAGATCTTTAATTTCCATAAATTTCCCTTTTCTCAGATTTCACCTATAATACCTCAATATTACTAATAATGGTAATATTTATTTAAAAATAAGGAGTATTTATGTCAATAGACAAAGCTACACCACAGGATTGGGACCAAGCAAAAGATCGTTTGGCTTCCAACAACCAGGTAGGTGGAGATCACTATAATAAGGGAACCAATATAGAGCCGATAGATTATATTATCGCCAATAACATTGGTTGGTGTTTGGGGAATGTAATAAAACTTGTGACCAGGGATAAGCACGATAAAGTTGAAGATCTCTTTAAGGCCAAGCATTACATAGACCTGGAACTTGAAAAGGTTTTTGGGTTAGATCGTGATGGTAATAAGATACCAGAGGAGCTATTGAAAAAATCCTTATAGGAGTATGGTAATGAACTTGTCTGACTTTGATGATCCGGTTCTAAATGAAAGAAACAACAATACCCCTGTTTATATAAACAGACACATTGCTCGTTCTTTAATTGATATAGCTGGTTCAGAAAACAAAGATCCTCAAGCGTTAGCGGAGTATTTTCTACAAATAGGAATTCACTCCGTTAAACATTACAAGGATCAAGAAGTTAAATTTGATATTGAAAGTCTTTAACTAAGGTCTTTTAATATATCTTTGATGTTTCTAACAGCATCATTGTTCTTCATGTGTTCATCAATGATGGTTAGTTGAGCTTGGTCTAAAGGCTTAGAAAATACCACATTTCTATGCGGTACTGCCACAAACGCAAACACATCTATCTCGTTATTTTTATATTGTCTGTTTTTTGCGTGTTGACCTTTACGCATATCAAACCGCCAATTACCTCTACGTTCTTCTATTTGTGATTGGGTTTTGACCTGGCACTTATACAGTTTTAAGTTGTGTTCAAAAATAATGTCTGCGGATGCGTTGTGTGGAACAATGGTTACTGTGTCAGAAACTTGGGAGAGGATTGCTGCTGTGAGATATTCACCAAAACGACCAACTCGTTCCGTTGCTAAGGGCATTTTATTCTAGTAAATCAGTTCTGATTGTTTCCCATTTAACTCCAGCCTCATTAAGCAATTTTTTAATATATTTTGGCTGTCTGTTAAATGCAGATTTTTGGAATTGAATTTCGTTAATTTTATTTTCTTTAATGTAATCATTAGCTGCACCTCTGATTTCTTTTAAAACAGTTCTAAGTGCCAACTCTTTTTTTGCATTACTTAACTTTAAATATCCCTCACTTTTAACAAGTGGAGAAATACCAGATTCAACCAATGGCCCGATATATTTTGCCCTGGTTTGATCTACTTTTTCGTTTCCAGAATATGGCAAAATATCACGCATTTTAAAGCCAAGCCTATCAAACTCTCTTTCAGCGTCATTTTTTTCTTCTCTTACTGTTATACCAGTTAGCTGTCTTGTTAATGGACCTGGTAAATCTATATCCGTAAATGGAAGTTTAACTGTTTCAGGTCTGCCTGGTGTAGCGGCTCTTGTTGGAGACTCTACCTCCGGGAACCTTTCTCTTGCGATAGGAACACTCATTAGTAACTTATTTCCTAAGTCGGGCCAAAATTCACCGGTTAGTTCAGGCCTTTTAAATTCTTGTTCTTGATCTAAGAAATCATTAAACATTCTAAAAGGTGTTGCAAAACCACCAATAACATCTCCCACAAAATCAGACATATATCTATTAATTTTTTCTTGAGTATCTAAACCGGATAAACCATTCAATAAATTATTTACAAATCCTAATGCCGCACCCGCTCTAAACTGTGCACCGGTTAATGCTTGTAATATATCTTTTGCATCACCCCAGTTTCTTCCTGATTCGATTCTTGTAATTACATCAGCAACAAACATATAAGGAGTGAGCGGAAAGTATGGCCGCATATCAATTGTTTTGCCTTTAGATGTTTGTAATTCATACCACTTCTGATCTTCTGGACCTTTTCTTTTTGCCTCTATTGTTGCAAGTAATAAGGTGGTTCCAACTATTGCTTGACTTATTGCAGACGTGTCTCCAGCAGCTATTTTTTTAATTTCATTTGGCCTTAATAATAAACCAAAACCAATTGGACTATGTTTAAATTGAAACTCTACTGCATTAGCCATAAATCTTGCAAAAGGTAAAACTCCCGTTGTAATAAATGGTATTGAATTAGAAATTTCAACGAATTTTTTAAGAAATGTATTATCTGGGGTCTTAGCATAAGTGAAGTACAAAGCATCATCTACCGCTTTTGATACATCATCAGCAGAAATATAATCTAACAAATCATCACCAATACCAATTTTGTTTATGTCGATTCCTTTTTCGGCTAGGGTGTTTTGTATTGATGTTGCAAACATACCTCTTCGATAGTAAAACTCTTGCATCCTGTTAAGAAAGTTAAAACCATCTACTATTCCTTGTGTTTTTTTAAATACTTTTGCTTTAGATGAATCGGCAACTTCAGAAGCATATTTGGTAAATAATTTATCACCTTCATTAACATAATATTTAGTTAAAAATTCAGTCAAATCTTTTGCCTTAGATTTATCTTTGGTTAGATTCATCATTAATCTAAAAGATTTAGTGTGATCTATTAATTGTTCTTTTGCTCCAAACGCCCTTCTCACCGGATTAAAGGTTTGATTCAAAGCACCATCAAACGCTTGGACCAAAGTGTTTAACATGACCCGGCCAATTTGTGCAGTATTATTACGCATGGCTGTAGCAATCTGACTAACTAATAAACCCCTTCTTATGTTGTCCAGGGATCTAATTATGTCTGAATAATTTTCAATAAAATTAGAATAA